GGGCGGATCAGCGCCAAGGCCATCGGGCCGAGCGCGGCAACGTCACCCGCGGGCAGAAGCCGGTCGATATCCCCGGGCGTCACCCTGGCCGGATATTCGGGCAGCCCCTCGCCTTCCCAGCCCGCAAGCGTCACCGCCAGCATGGACAGCGTTTCCTCGCGCGCCAGGCGCATGTCCATCAGCCGGAGGTCACGCACGCCGTGATCTTCCCGCACCAGATACTCGGTGCGGCGATACGCCAGCTGCGCAGCCATCCAGCGCTTGCGAGCCTCGATCAGCTCCGCCTTTCCCTCGCCGGGGTCTCCGGTGGAGCTCATCAGCACAGCCTGGTAGTGGATGTCGGCCGCCTCGTACTCATCCACGACAGCGACCTGATCGGCCTTGTCCTGGCGCCGCAGCGCCTCACGCACCTCCTCCAGAATGACCGCTGACGCCGGACGCAGCCGCAGAGCCGATTCCTCTGTCAGACGCCCCGCCTCGCCGAAGGTCGGCGCGGCCAGGATATACTTCCGGCCGCCAAGGTTCTTGGTGACGCGGAAGCCCGCGCCGGTGACGACGATATCGCTCATGGAACCTCAGTAAACGGAGATGAACATGCCGGCGCCGGGCACGTCCGGCATCAGCGTCAGGTTGTCGACGCCCATGCCGCCGCGGTTGGCGTCGTCGTAGGCCGTGATCCGCAGGGACGGATTGGTGACCGCGATGCGGTTGCCGACCACAGCGCCGAGCATCCCTGCGAAGGGCAGGGGTGTCCCGACCTGGAACTTTCCGAACCGGCCTGGGCTGTTGGTCGTGGTGGTGAAGGGGTCGATGGTGACCGAGCCGGAGGCTGCGGTGATCTCAGGGCTGTCGAAACCCTGCGGCGCCTCCGGGTTCTCCGGATCATACATCTGGTTGTTGGCGTTCCAGCTGTAGTTGGCACAGCGGGCAACAGCACGATCCAGGCGGGACAGGCCGTTGGCCCAGATGGGCGTCTGCGGCCGGGTGACGGCGTTCCAGCCCGTTGGCAGCGCCGCCGCCTCATAGGCGCCGAGTAACTGGCCGCGCAGGGTGAAGGTCAGGAAGCCGGGCTGGCCAGCCGTCATGGCCAGGGCCACACTGCCCTTGCAGCCGACGAAGCGCCAGCGCATGCCGCCGCGATAGCCATAGATCGTCACCGGCCGGATCAGCGCCTCATCATCGGTCAGCCGATACAGCGCGTTCGCTGGGATCTGCGCCAGCGTGGTCGTGCTGAGAACCGGATTGAAGATCTCCGGCAAGGTAGCCACCCTACCGGCCGTGTAGTCGAGGATGGTGGTCGTCCGCGCGACGGCTGGATTGCCGCTCAGCACCAGAGGCATCCCTCGATAGGACTGCGCCGCGCCCGCAAAGGGCGTGGCCAAGGTCACGGAGCTGGCGGCGCCGGCCGTCGCCGCCGTGGGCGCGCCCACAGACGTCTGGAGCACTTCCTCGAAGCGGCAGGCGGTCAGCAGGCGCCCCCATTCCGGCGCCACCCCCGCCACACCAGGCCCGCGCAGCGGGATGCGGAGCGTGATCTGCGGCCGGATGCCGGTGGGGATCGGCGCGTTGCTGTCGAAGCTGCCGGTGACGGTCGGGTCTTCAACCGTCTGCTGCGGCAGGGAGAAGGACATCTCCGCGCCGATGAAGTCGGCGGAGACCGGCGAACTGCCGCCGAAAGCGTCGAGGCCCGCCGTGGTCTCGGTCTTCACGGCCATGGCCGAAAGCTTGATGCGGATGGTATCGGCCATAAGCCGGCTCTCCTGCTGCTGGAATCAGAAAGGGCGCCTTGCGGCGCCCCGGGTCAGGACTTGGATTTGGCGGATTCCTTGGCGTCCGGGTCGCTGGCGCGCCCCGCCTTGATCTCTTCGTCCGCCAGGGCCGCCGGCAGGAAGACGGACTGCCCTGGCGCGATGTCGGCGCCGATGTCGCGGGGAATGACCTTGGTCGCCACGATGCGCTTGAGCGCGGGCAACTCGGTCAGGGCCGCCGAGACCGGCACAGCAGCCTCCTCGACCAGGGCGCGCGCGGAAGGCACGTCGGATGACGTGGTGGTGGGCATGCGGATCTCCGTGGATTGCGGCGCAGAGCGGCGCCAGGGTCTGGTTCAGACCAGATCGATGAAGTGCTTCCCACGCGGCCAGCGGACCACCACGGCGTAGGAATGCAGGAAACTGGCGATGCGGCGCTCGCTCTCATCCACCCCGAAGAGCGACAGGTCCATGTCCGGCTCCTCCGGGTACAGTTCCAGGGTGCCCTCGGCGTGCGCTATCAGAAGAGGCAGAACGTCATTGTTCTCGTCCGCTCGGACGATGGCCGCACTGCTATCGGCGGCCAGCTTGTTGATGGCCGCGCCTGGGTTCCGGTCGCCTTCATCCGCTGGCATCCGGACCATGCCCTCCACCAGCCACTCGAAGGTGTAGTTCACCTCCCCGGACACCTCGGTCTCGACGCCGGTGTGCCGGCCATCCAGAGCATTGAGCAGGACGGGCTCTTCGCTGCTGGCGGGGTCGGGATGGTTGCGCTCCACCCGAACCCTCGGGAACGCATCCTTCAGGGCCTGCGCGAGAGCGGCGTAGACCGCCTCACGCAACGGCACGAGAGCCATGGAAGCCTCCGTCAGTCGCGGCGGATGAGGTTGAGGACCCAGCTCAGGCCACGCTCATCCTGGCGGACTTTGCCGACCTTCCAGCCGAAGGCGCTGCCCTGCCCCAGCAGGTCCCCCTCCTGCGGCCGGTCGGCGCTGTAGCGATCCATGGCCGTCTTGGTGATCACGGCCTCGGTACGGATCACCATGACGCCAGGCCCACGTGGCGTGTCGGCCCGGTCTTCGACGCGGGAGAGACGGGCCCGCACAGGAAACGGCGGCCCGCCGGCCTTCATCTGGTAGCGGAACTCGCTGCCCAGCTCTGAGTCGGCGAGGTCCTCCAGCGCCATGGCGAAGGGATCGTCCATGGCGCTGCGCTCAGGCCATCTTCGCGCGCTGCAAGACAGCCGGCATTTGGCAGTAGTGGAAGGCGTAGCTGTAGATCTCGGGCTGGAACCAGAAGTTCCGCTCCATGTCACGCACGATGATGGCGTAGATGTCCTCGCCGGGCGTATTGACGAATTCGGCTGCCTCGAAAGGCGAGTAGGTCACGCCGAAGACGCCTGGAGCCCCCACCGGAAAGAAGCGGGCTTTCGTGGATTCGATGGCGATCTGCGAGGTATCCTCGGTGCCCTGGTAGTTCACCCAGGTGATGCCGCCGAAATCCACCGTGGAGAACGCCAAGTTCTCGCGAAGCTGGCGCCCTTCCTGGTAGCGGTAGGTGTCCTTCACGGACTCATGCCCGACCAGCTTGTCGAAGAACTCGTCGCCGGCGAGGGAATAGATCCGGGTGGTCGGCAGGATCACGCCCTTGCCGGCGGCGACCATGGCGCGCTTCACCGCCGTGCACTTGCCGCGCACATCGGTGTTGGGATCGTCCAGCTCAAAGTCGATCTCGGCCGGCTCGGCGATGCCGAAGCTCTCGTAAAAGTCGGCGAGCTCGACGCCATCGGCGTCCAGCAGCTTGCCCTGGATCACGCCGAGGCGGTGGTACTCGTGCGTCAGTTCCATGTCGCGGCGCTGATTGCCCTGGATGCGGGTGATTTCATCCTGGACCGCCACGAACTCGTCCGGGTTTTCCCAGGAGCGCAGGTTCTGCAGCTCATGCGCCTGCTTGCGCTGGCGCTTCGCGAGGCGCGGCGTCTGGAAGTAGAACGCCTTGCCCGGGGTGTCGCGGCCGAGCACCGGATCACCGCCCCGCTGCGTCGTCTTGATCAGCGTCAGCTTGCCGTCATGCGCGTGGATCTTCACCGTGTCGGTGCGGATGCGGTCCACGTCGAAAAGGTTCAGGCTGCCGAGAAATTGCGGCACGTAGGGCAGTCGGCGGGCCGCGCGCGTCAGCGGGATCGGCTTGAACGCGTCATCGTCCAGGATGTCGAGGGTGGGCATGGGTCAGGGTGTCCTTCAGCGCACGACAATGCCGAGCGCGGCGAGAGCGACGATGGCGGCGGTCTTCTGGGGGGCGGTGATGCCGGAGGGCCAGGTCAGCACCTCGCCATCTGCCTCGAAATCGCGGGCCATCAGGACCACGCGCTTGTCTTCGGCCGTGGCGTCGCAGTCGTCGAGGAGCATGCCCACAGCGGTCTGACTGCCGTCGGTCGCCGCCGGCGCCAGTGGCACCACCTTCTTGCTGGCGGTGACACGCGCCAGGACGGTGCCGGCCACGCACTGGTTGCCCGCGGCGAGCGTCACGTGCTCTCGGGACCGCCAGAAGTTGGATTCGCCCGCGATGAAGTGGCCGGCGCCGCGGCCGACGGGAATGGTGGTCGCCATGGTGATCAGGCCCCCTTGCTGCCGAAGACGCGCTCATGCGAGCCGTTCCAGCCGTGTGGATCTTTTGGGTCGGAGCTGCGCACGTGGGTGCCTTCCGGCATGCCATGCGCGGTGCTGATGGGCTGCTGCTGGCTCTGCTGGCCGACGGCCCGCGCTCGCAGCAGCGCCTCCGACACATCTCCGCGCGACTTGCCCTCGCGGATGAAGCCGGACGCCATCTGCGGCTGGCCGGCCATGGTGCAGAGATCGATGATGGCGGCGCAGTCTTCCGCGCTCAGGCTCGCCTGGGGCGGTTGCGCAGGCTGCTGCTGCACCGTACCCGGCGCGGCATTCTGCTGCTGCATCGCGGCGGGCAGGGTGCCCTCCGCCGCCGGCGCGGTACCCGGCGCGGCGCTCTCCGTGGTGGTCATACTGCTCTCCATGGTGGAGTTGCCGCGCGGACCAGTTCCGCG